GATTTTCAAGAATTGCCTGATTGGAAAAAGATTGAAAAATGGAACTCAATAGTAAATCCATGTGACACGGTAATCCATTGTGGCAGATTTGGTTGTAGTTGGCCAAATAAATATTTAACTGGAAAATTGGATATGCGAAATCTTTTAAATTCACAAGAATTGAAATTATAATTTTGTAAAAAAACTATTTAAGATGTTGTTATTAAAATATTTAATAGCAACATTTTTTATTTTATGAAACCTATAGAAATAAAAATTCCACAAATTCAATGGTTTAATAACGGAGAAAAAACTAATGAAGAATTAGATAAATTATCTTTATAGAGATTCAATATTAAGAATTTCAAATCAGTTGATGATTATAAAGATATGCAGAATTTTTATGTTTTTAAAGTTTTAGATTTAGATGAAAAATCTGAAACTGGTTATTATGGTATGTGCATTAATAAAGAATATGCAAGGAAAATTCAAGAGATATTAAAAAATAGAAAACAATAATATGGAAAACGAAAAAAATCAAAATTATGAATATGTTAACCACCCTGACCATTATAATAATTATGGTATGGAAGTTATTGATATGATGGAAAAAATCTGGGGAACAAAAATGGTTGCGGTGTGGTGTTTATTAACATCATATAAATATCGAATGCGTATGGGAACTAAACCAGATGAACCAATTCAACGTGATTTAGAAAAAGAACAATGGTATTTAAATAAATATCAAGAATTAATTAAAAAATTAGAAAATAATAAATAAATATATAAATAATAAAATTATTTAAGTTGTCCGCGAAATTAAACTTTAATAATTTTATTTATATAATTATTAAATTGCTTTATATAAAGAAATCAGATTCGCGGCTGAAAGTATTTATATGAAGCAATTTTTATTTAATAAAAAATAAAAACCGCGAAATTATGAAAATAACAGATGATTATGTATTAAAAACTGTATTTAATAAAAATGGACAATTAAATACACACTATGGAAATAAAAATGAAAAAGAAAATTGGCCGGAATTATATGACTATATTTAGAATCGATATTCAGACTCATTATCATATTCAGAAACTATTTATAGAATTAAAAATAAAATTGAAATTCGCCCAGTATGCAAATGTTGTGGAGCTTCTGTAAAATATTTTGGTATTAATGGTGGATTTGCCCAATATTGCTCAAATAAATGTGTAAATAAAAGTAAAGAAGTTAAAGAAAAAATAAAATAGACAAACATAGAGAGATATGGAACTGAAAATCCTATGCAATCATAGATAATTAGAGAAAAAATAAAATAGACTAATTTAGAAAGATATGGTGTTGAGAATACATTACAATCTAAAATAATTAGAGAAAAAATAAAATAGACTAATTTAGAAAGATATGGTGTTGAATATACAACGCAGTTAGATAGTGTTAAAGAAAAAATAAAAGAAACAAATTTAGAAAGATATGGAAATGTGTCTCCACTCGGGAATAAAGAAATTCAAGATAAAGCAAAATTAACAAGTTTAGAAAAATATGGAACAGAATTTCCTAATTAGGCTAAATGTGTAAAAGATAAAATTAAAAAATCATTTTATGACAATCATTCTGAAGAAGAAATTTAGGAAATATATCAACAAATGGTAAAAACAGCAAGAAAAAATAATAGTTATTAGAAAGCGGTTGTTAAACGTCGTAAAACAAAAATGGAAAAGTATGGTGATCCTACATATACAAATACAAATAAAATAAAAAATACAATATTTGAAAATTATGGTGTTTATAATATTGCATAGGTGGATGAAATAAAAGAAAAAACTCAATAGACAAATATAGAAAAATATGGATATATTACTCCATTACTTAAACCGGAAATAAAAGCTTTATCATATACACCAGAAGCTATGTAGAAAAAATATGAAACACATAAGAAAAATCATACATTTAATTCATCTAAAATAGAATAGCAATTTAAAGAATATCTAAACTAGAATTTTCTAAATGATTTTGAATATCAATATAGATCTGAATTATATCCATTTACGTGTGACTTTTATATAAAAAGTTTAGATTTATATATTGAAATAAATGGTTCTTGGACTCATGGTGGACATCCATTTGATGAAAATAACTAGGAAGATATAGATAAATTAAATTTATGGAAATCTAAAAATACAAAATATTATAATAAAGCAATAGAAACATGGACAAAATTAGATATTAAAAAGCGAAATATAGTAAAAGAAAATAATTTAAATTATTTAGAAATATTTTCAATAAATTTAAATGAATGTATTTATCAATTGAATGAATATATTTAGAAAAAACTAATTAATAATAAAAATATATAATTTTTATAATAAAAATAATTTAATAGAAATGAGTTTTTAGAGTAAAACCGGAAATGTGAAATCCGTTGGTTTGGGAATTGTAGCGTTTGAAGGGACAGAACACCTTGCTAGTATAATCAGTGAATTTAGAGATATTGTTGACTATGTTGTTATTGGTTTACAAAGGAAATCATATCATGGTGATCCTATTGAACCAATTGACTTAAATGAAATATTCAGATTGAAAGATGAGGATCATTTGGTTGATAATGTTCTTGAAGTTGTTTTAGATTCATCAAAAGAACCACGAGTTCAAGAGACAGACAAGAGAAATATGTTAATTCAAGATATTGAAGATCATGGTTGTTCTCATGCAATTATTATTGATTCTGATGAATATTATTCTCATAACAGTATATTGAAAGCAGTTCAAGAAATTGATGAGCATAATTATGAAATAACATATTGTCAATATATTAATTATTATGCTGATTATAATCATTTTTTAGTATATCCATTCAAAGATGGAATGTATGTTCCATTTATAACAAAGACTAAGTATCGTCATAGTTTTGATTGTACCGATTTTCCAATGCCATCAGATCCAACTAGACGTTTTGTTCGTCCATATGATAAAGAAGATGTTATTACACTTCCAAATGGTCAAAAAAGAAAACAAAAACATTTCACAATTGATTATTATATTTTTCCATGGAATGTGGTTAAAATGCATCACCTATCATGGTTGCGTGCTGATATGAGAAAAAAAGTTAACAATTGGTCATCTAAAACATGTTTTGAAAATTATAATGATTTGATTGACAAAGCAATAGACGTTTATGAGCATTTTGATCATGATTCAAAAGAAGAACAAAAAGCATCTTTATTGTTTAATACTCCAAATCATGAAGTTTTTGTACATGCATTTCCACGCCAATATATTCATCCAAAATATGATTATTTGACAAGATTACGTCCAGCAAGAAATGAAAAGAAAATTGCTATTATGAATCTTTCAACAACTAATAGTAAAATTGGATTATTTGAAAAACTTGAAGAATGCGGAAGAAACACATGGGCAAAAGATGTTCTTGATGGAAAATATCCGAATATTGATTATTGGTGTGTTATTGATTGTCATGAAGATTCTCATATTGATGAAGAAAAACATATGATATATGTTAAAAATGATTATTCAAAAGAGAATATTCAACAATTATTAGACAGATGGATTGAAGCTTGTGGATTATTATCTAAATATAAATCATATGATTATATTCTAAGAACAAATACTTCAACTTGGGTTAATGTTGAATTTATTAATGAAATGCTTGCATATCAAACAGATGATTCAAAAATCTTTACACATAAATTCTATTCAGCATTCTGGTCTACATTTAATGTTTATTGTTCAGGAGCAGCAATGATTTGGCCAACTAGAAATATTCCAATTCTTAGAGATTTGATTAAACATACATCAGACAAAGTATTAAATCTCGCATTAGATGATGTTATGATGTCAGCATTATGGAGACAAAGAGCCGAGAAACTTGAATTAACGGATCCGAATGATTGTTGGGCATCACTCGAAGGATATTGTTTAGCAGACAAATATAGTGATATTGATTGGGATAATGTAAATATTCAAGTACCAATGATTCAAATTAAAACATTTGCAAATACTGAAGAAGAAAAGAATGATGATACATATCGGTTAGCAAGTGATACTCAAAAAATGACAGAATTGGATACAAAATACAGACAATGGAGAGATTCTATTTCAGATTCAGCATTTAAAACATTTGTCCAAACTTATATGAAGAATAATATTAATAAAACCATTGGAATTAATAGATATTCAAAACAAGAATGGCAAAATGGAAATTTAACTTTTGAACAAAAAATAAAAGAAACTTTATATAATTGGAAACCATATAATCAAGAAACAATTGAATGGCTAGAAAACAGAGCTAAAGAATGCGGATATAAACATCCATATTATTGGAAAAATAAAGAGAAGAAATAAAATCTTCTCTTTATTTTTATAAATTTATTACTGGACGAATAGTTAATCCATCGGCTCTTCCAGTTGAGCCAACATCGCAACTATTATATGAATCAAAGTATAAACAATGCGCTGCATAGGAAGTATTATTTTTCTGATATAATGTAGATGACCAATACCAGCCCTATCCATCAGAATTAATAAGTTCATTACTATGGCAATATCCAGCATATGGAATAAATAATGTTACTATATTGCCTTTTACATTATTTACAAATCTATACCCGTTTAAGCCTTTAATTCCATTATAATCTTTAACTTCCTCATGCATGGTATAATATATTAATTCATCAAACTATTTTTTAGTTGGCATATGGAATTTAAAATTTCCTATATGCATATTTTGATATGCTGCGTCATCTTCTGGTAATAACTAAGTTAATTTATCACAATATCCATTATGACTATATATAGGGTTTCTATTATATTTAATTATTTCATCATATGAACCTCTTGCATATTTATAATAATCCCATTTAAATTCTGGTTTATTTGACTCTAATTCTCCCCATGCATAATATTTACCTATCCAATCTTTAGGATTGCTAGGATTACTATTTAACTTTTTAAAATCACATCCTAGATTATACTTGCACCACAAAGTTCCTGAAGGAAGTCCTAAATCAACTACTTCATTCATTAAGTCTAAATATTCTTTAGTTCCATGTTGATGATTAACTTTACTGTTAATTTGGCCTTGAAGCTCATTATCTTCAAAATCATCTAAAGCAAATCTGATTCCTCTGTTTAATGCTTCTAATATTTTATTTGTTAATTTCATATTATTCATTTAAATTTAATACTGGACGAACTGATAAACCATCATAACGATCATTGCTATAGATGCCAATACTATTTGAAATGAAGGCTAAGTAATAAGCTTCATTCGGATTATCTAACTTAAGATTTGAAGCCCACAATAAACAGGCAAGACCCATATTGTCAATCGTATTATAATAATTACCAGCCGCTGGAATAAACATGATATCTCCATTTCCTTCAAAAACTCTGCCATTTAATCCTTTAATTCCATCATCTTCTGGATTATGAACTAGTTTATTAGGATCATAATTATTAACCCAATAATTATTAGTATGATTTATTAATTCTTTACACTATTCTTTAGTCGGAATATGGAATTTAAAATTATGAAGTTTCTTTTTTTGATATGCAATATCATCTTCTGGTAGCAATTCAGTTAAATTATCAGTAAAACCATTTAAACCATAATATGTCTTATTGCAATATTTAGTTAAATCACATTCATTTCCAAATTTATAATTGTCCCATTGAAATGTAATCCAACCACCTTCACTTCTTTTATTTCCTTCTAATTCTCCCCATGCATAGTATTTACCATACCAGTCTTCCGGTTTAGATAACTAGTTAGGATTAACATCAAGATTGTATCTGCACCATAAAGTTCCTGATGGTAATCCTAAATCTACAACTTCATATTTCAATAAATCAATATATTCTTTCCAACTACCTTTATAATGATTAACTTTACTATTAGTCTAACCTTGAATATCTTCTTGATCTTCAAAGTCATCTAATGCAAATTTAATTCCTCTATTGACTGCTTCTAATATTTTATTATAGTTTTTCATATTCAATATATTTATTAAAAATCAAAAAACTTTATTAATTTTGTACATATAATAATTGAATTTAAATAATTATTTATGGCAAGAAAGAAATCTGAAAATATAGAAGAGGTTAAAAAACCAAAAGCAATTAGTCCATTTGATATTATTAAAATGATGTTTACCGATGTTGCATCATTTAATAACTTGTCAAATTTGATATTGTCTAAAAATTTCTTTATGATTAATAGAATTTTTTCTATTATGTTTCCTATGCAAGCACAATGTTTTAATAATCTTGATATTAATCAAGCTGAAGTTATTAGAGCATGGCAAAGATTTGCAACAGCTAAATTAGGTTATGGAAGAGTTCCAGGTTTTGTTTATACTAAAGGTGCAAAAGCGTCACAAGAACAAAATAAAACTAATGATATATCTAAAGAAGATAAAGAATTATATTGCAAGTATTATCAAATATCATTAAAAGATTTTGATGATATGCTTTATTTTATGCATGATATTGCATTAGATCATTTTAATAATTTTGTGAAAATTAATTCACAAACTGAACAAAATAAAACATTTGTAAAAACTAAATGAAATAATTGGCTAATATGATTGATGGATTTGTTGTATATCGAAAAGGAAATGATACATATATGGTTGATAGCTTGCATTATCCATTTACTTATGTTCACTTTGAAAATGGAAAAATGATATATCCAATAATAAGTTTGACTCATACGGAACAATTAGAAAAATTAAATAGTAAATATACAATATGAATAAAATAATGAATAAAACAAAGGCAGTTAATCCCACATATGCGACATTTAAAGGTGGCTATGGATCATATAATCTTGATATGACTTATTGGGAATATTTTTGTTTATGGGGTCATTTAAAAATATATTACAGAAAAACTGATTTAATTAATGATTGGACACATATTAGTTTACACGGATATAGATATGGATATACGTATACACCAGTAAAGAAACTTTTATGGGATTTTAATTGGCATTTTGCTTTTAATAAAAAATTTCCATTTATAAAAATTGGATTTAAAAATATTGAAAATTTATTTAAGGAACTATGAAGAAAGAATTGCCTGAAGAAGAGATATTAAAACTCGTTAAAAAAGTAGCATCAAAAACAGTTGGTGCAGATATAGAGCCAGTTAAATATGAAGATATCCCTAATAAATTAGCTGAGATATTATCAAAGTGTTTAAAAACGAATGTTGAAGTATTTGGCAATGGTTTAGATGGAAAAGATATGATTGTTAAAGTAGAAAAGTATAAAAAAGATTAAATTATGAAAATAACATTAGCATCAGTTCAATATGACATCTTTGATATAGATTTTCAAAAGGTGTTTGACTTTATGAAAAATGAAGATGAGTTAGAAAATACAGTATATGATTATGCCACTCGATTTGGTGACAATACAGACTATTATTTAGAACAAATTTATAGGATTGTTATATCTTATCAAGATATAGAAGATTATAATTACGATGAATTGGGTGAGAAAAAAGTATATCCAAGCAGTATGAATGAATACCTTTTGGATACTTTATATAATGAATATTATGATTGGCTTGATAAAAATAAAGAAAAACTTGGATTAAATGATGACTAATATGAAAAATGCAATTATGAAAAGTCCGCACCAGTTACATACATATGGTTGAACTATGGTAACAATGGAAGATTTGAGAAAAGGAAACTACTATGAAGGAATTTTCTATGGGTGGAGAATGCACACACATGATATTGGAAATGTATATCATGATGAGGAAACATGGAATTATCCTAATAAACGAATTGAAAAGAAAATTGAAGACAATAAACAATATAAAGTATGGGCGGATTATCATGATGCTGCAGACCAAATGGATTCAACTTGTTCGTATACAATAATTTATATAGAGGAGGTTTAATTATGATAGCAGTAGGTGGCGCAGTATGGGAAGCATTGATGCCAATGTGGGATACTAATAATTATCGAAGTAATAATGAATACTGGGTTAGTTTTGAAGAACCCGAGGATTATACAACAGAGGTATTATTTAAATTTCAAATCTTATCTGATAATGGACGTAGTATTAAGAACATATTAGAAGAACAACTTAATAAACCAAGTGAATTTATAAGAGACTTTTCTCCTATATATGAAATAATTGATGAAAATGAAAATATATTTGAATTAAAAATGATAAAGTCAACTTATATGGTGCACCATTCTCAAATAATTGAATTATTATCTGTTAATGGTTTTAATCCAGGAGAAGACTATATTTTGAGTTGGATATTTGGAAGTTGGAACAGAAAAACAAATGAATTTAATTTATGAAAAAAGAAAATACACAAAAAATTGAAGAGCCAAAAGTTATGAATGTATCTATGGCAACCGTAGATGAAAATGAAACAGATTATAAAGATTTGTATCTTAGAACACTGGCAGATATAGACAATCTTCGAAAAAATACTACAAAGAAGATTAATGATATTTACAAAATGGCAAATGACAAACTTATTAAAGAGCTATTGCCATTTGTTGATTCACTGAATTTGGCAGTTAGTAATGAGAATATTAAACTTGATGAAGAAACATATAGTGAGGGCTATGAAGTTTTGAAAAAGCAATTTGAAAATATTCTTAGCAAGTTTGGATTAAAAGAAATTGAAGTTCATGAAGATGATGATTTTGATGAATCCAAAATGAATGCAATTGCAATTGCACCGACTGGAGATAAAAAATTAGACAATAAAGTCTGTGATATTACTAAGAAAGGCTATACACTAAATGATGTAGTTATTCGATATACTGACGTTGTAGTTTATAAATATAATAATTAAAAAATTTAAAATTATGAAAGCAAATTACAGAATTATTAGAATTGGAAAAAAGTATTTTCCGCAAACTCGTTTTCAACATGTTGTAACCGTGGGAAAGGGTGATATTCAGCCTATTCATGATTGGGTATATTTTAAGGATCCTCACGGAGATGACCAATGGTTTGATACATACGAAGAGGCACTTAATGCTTGTATTGATGATGAAAAAACTGAGAAGATTGATGAAATTACTGAAATTGAAATTAATCATGGAAAAGTAATGGATATACAAAAAATATATTAATAAGGCATGATAGATTACCCAGAAATTGATTGGCAAGAACAATGTAGGTTTTGTTTACGAGGTTTAAATACTACGTATTGTGATAGAAATCAAACATTTATGCAAAAACTTCATGCTATGAATGATAAAAATTTTTATAAAGGAAACTTGGAATTTGTATGTGAATTTTTTGCATTAGACAAAACAAAAATAGAAAAATAACATATTTTTAAGAAATGGAAAAAAACGAAGAAAAAACATTTGAAGTTCAAAAGAATTATTCAGAGGAAATTATTGCGGAAATCCAACATGCAATAGATGAGAATTATGCTAATATTAAAATTCTGTCATCTATTGAAGATCTTCCAAAAATTGTATATATGGATGGAATTAAAATGCATTTTGTCCATAATGAACATTATGATGTTAATATATTTTGCGATATATATCATGACAAAGAAACTGGTGCCAAATGGAAAACAGAACCAGTTTATGCATTCTATCTTAAAGATTGGAAACGATTAAATAAAAATATAAATATTTTTGAGAATAATAATTATCTTGAAGTTTCATTTAAAGTTAATGACGCAGATGTTATTGCATTACTTAGACGAGTAGATATTGAATTAGCAGAAGAATCTTTTGCTTTGATGGAATATGGTGATATTATTTATAATGAAGGACAATATACAATTATTAAAGCATTTGTTCCGACAATTAATGAAACTTATAGTTCAAAATCAATTCTTGAAAATGATAATTTCAAAGATAAATTATATGATAATAATGGAACAGAAATTATATTTGGAAATGATGGTTCAAGAATTAATAATAATGATGAGGATGATGGAATTGAAATAGTTTCATTAGAGGATGTTCCGGATCCAGAATCAGAAGAATTATTTTAAAAATACATTATGAATAAAGAAGAATTAATACCGGTGTTTAATGACACAATGGATTTTGTTACTACAAAATTTAGTGGACCAACTTTACGAGCAGAAAAGTCAACTCAAATTATAAGTGATCCAGAAGATTTTCATGGTGAAAAATATTATGACAAGCCTGCAATTATCAAAGTGACAAATCGTGATACATTTACTGCCGCCAAAGAGTATGCAAATATTACTAATAGCACTAATGAAGGTTTTGTTGGGGTTTTAAATTTTGCATCATCTACAAATCCTGGAGGTGGAGTTGCAAAAGGAAGTACTGCACAAGAAGAGTGTTTATGCAGGTGTTCAAATTTGTATCCAGTATTGCATCAAGAAAAATGCATAAGAGAATATTATGATGTTAATAAAAAATATATGACTAATCTTGGAAGCGACGTAATTATATATTCTCGTAATATTTATGTTTTTAAAGATAAAAATTATAATATGCTTCCAGAAAATGAAAGATTTTATGTTGATGTTATAACATGTGCCGCACCTAATCTTAGAGAAAATCCGCAAAATCAATATAATGATGGTGCATCTAAAGAAAAAATAACATTAACAGATGAAGAACTTTATAATATTCATGTTAAACGTGCAAAAAACATTTTAAATGTTGCAATTAAAAATGAAGATGATTATTTGATTCTTGGTGCATTTGGATGTGGTGCATTTAAAAATAAACCGGAGATTGTTGCAAAAGCATATAAAGATGTTTTGCAAGACTATATATATTGTTTTAAAGTTATTGATTTTGCAATTATTGATGGAAAATATTCAAATAATTATGAAGTATTTAAACAAATTTTGCTTCAATAAATAACAAAATTTTAATAAAAAATAAAAATTAAAATTATGATTAAACCTATTGAAAAATTAGTAGAACAATCTTCAAAGTATATTAAAGATTTTATGTTGAATTGTACTATTGAAGAGAAAATCGATACGCATTATGTCAGTGTTGAGATTATTTCAAAGAATGAGATTAAAATTAAAAAGGCAAATGGAAAAGAAATAGATCGAGTTGATTTAATGCTTAATTCAATGTGGAATAAATTGTTTCTTGATTGGAATTATCTTTTGTTATCTAATAAAGAATGGTTTGAAAAGCATGTCGGATATGGATTTAAGATGTTTTATTTCCCATGTGAAAAGCCTATTAATACTACATATGACAAAGATTTGAGATATATTTTTGATTATGCATATTACAATGGTGAAACATTTGATCCGGAAAAAGTTTTAGTAGATGTTAAATTTCCGGATGCATATAAAGTAGATTATAAATGTTTGCTTAATAAAGTCAGTTTAAGCTCAATCAGGGCACTTTATCAGCATCATATAAAGAAACTATTAGAAGGTGAAGAAAGCTTCACAGAAGTGTTCCTAAGGCTTATTAAAGACGATTCTAAAATATATGCTAAAGATAAACCGGAGGGATATATATTCAAATACAGAAAGAAAATATTCCAAATTGAAAATGATAAAATTGAAGTAGAACCTCAAGAGAAATCAAGTTATGAGTTTTTGCTTTCTGATTTTATAAAATTTTCAAAGATACATAATTATTCAGATAAGATAGTTGCATCATATACTAAAACAGTTTGTAATTTATTTAATAATTATATTATTAACGGAGAGAAAATAAATCATACTATTGAGAATAATATTGATATTTCTGGAATTGAGAGTCCATATATCGGAACAAAATTTGATATCGGCTATGAATATATTCCGGATCAAGTGACAAAAGAATTATGTCGGGAATCTGAATTATATAAAAATATATTTAAAGTTCTATTAGCAAATCTTAGAAAAGGAAAAGATGAAACACACTGCATTTTTTTAACTAAGAAAGAAGTTAATGAATGGAATATGATAATGAAATCTATTAAAATAAGAAACCTCTACATTTAATTTGTAGAGGTTTTATTTTATAAATTTATTACTGGGCGAATATTAAAACCATAATAGCGGTAGTCAGGATCAGAGCTTATTCTGAACGAACTAAAATAAAGTCCGCAAGCCTTATGAGGTGCAGAAATATCAAGTGTTCCAGCCCATAAGTCACAATTAAAACCTTTAGCACGACATCTAGTACCATCACGATATCCAGCTGCAGGAATAAATATCTAATTTCCATTCTTCCCTTCAAAGATAATGCCATTCAGTCCTTTAACCCCGCCATCGTCATTTTCTTGATTATGAATAGTTTTATCAGGATCATAATTTTTAATCCAATAATTATTAGTATAATTTATTAATTCTTCAAACTATTCTTTAGTTGGAATACGGAATTTATAGTTATGAAGTTTCTTTTTTTGATAAGCCGCATCATCTTCTGGTAATAATTCAGCTAAATTATCAGTAAAACCCCATGTTTTTGTTATTTGATTATATCCTTTTTGAGGATCATTACAATATTTTGTTAAACAATCTGTTTCAGATAAATCAGTATAATGTTCAACATATTTATATGTAGACCAACTGAATTCGGATTTATTTGGTTTTAATTCTCCCCATGCATAATAATCACCATACCAGCCACTAGGTTCAGTTAACTAGTTTGAATCAACCCCTAAATTATATTTGCACCATAAAGTTCCTGAAGGAAGTCCTAAATCAACAACTTCTTTCATTAAATCTAACCATTCTTTAGTTCCATGATTATGTTTAATTTTACTATTAATCTAACCTTGAATTTCATTATCTTCAAAGTCATCTAATGCGAATTTAATACCTTTATTTACAGCTTCCAATATTTTATTATAATATTTCATAATTTTATCTTAAATTTATTATTGGACGAATATTAAAACCATGACAGCGATTACCATTATATATACAAACACGATGTTGATTAAGTATATCGAAATACATATAGTAAGCATTGCCAGGATTATTTAAGTAAAGGCTTGAAGACCACAAAATAAAGTAAAGACGATCATTGAGAAAATTAGAATCATAATAATATCCTGCAGTTGGAATAAACATCTAATTTCCATTCATTCCTTCAAAGACAATACCATTCAGTTCTTTAACTCCACCATCATCTTCTAGATTATGAACTATTTTATTAGAATCATAATTTCTAACAAAATAATTTTTAGTAAAGTTTATTAGTTCTTCGCATTGTTCTTTAGTTGGAATATGGAATTTAAAATTATAGTTATAAATTTTAGTCTAATAAGCTGCATCATCTTCTGGTAGTAATTCTGTTAAATTATCTGTAAAACCATTTAAACCATTGTAAGAATTATTACAATATTTGGTTAATTCAATATAATCATTCCCAAATTTATAATGATCCCAATTATATTTTGGCTTATTAGCTTCCAATTCTCCCCAAGCATAATATCCACCATACCAATTTTTTGGACTAGTTAACTAATTTGGATCAACACCAAGATTATATTTGCACCATAAAGTTCCTGATGGCAAACCTAAATCAACTGCTTCTTTCATTAAATCTAACCATTCTTTAGTTCCATGATTATGTTTAATTTTACTATTAGTTTGGCCTTGAATTTCTTCTTGATCTTCAAAGTCATCTAAAGCAAATTTAATTCCTCTATTAACTGCTTCCAATATTTTATTATAATATTTCATAATTAATTTATATATTTACTACTGGACGAATTGGCAATCCTTCATATTTCCAAAATCCATATATCAGAGGAGCACACCTCTCTTGATTAATTGATGGATATAATTTTATAGCCCATGCACAGTTAGTATTATCCATACTTGATGTCCATATACCAGAATCTATTTTATTTAATGACATACCACTACCTTCTTTTATACCGGTTTCTGGGAAAAATATATAATTTCCATTTATTTTACTAATCATAAACCAGCCAGATCCAGTATATCCTTGTGCATTTTCATATTCAGGATTTTTACTGACATCTTTAACATATATTATTTTAGTGTTATCTAATAATTCTTGTGCTTGTTCTTTAGTTGGAATATGAAATTTAAAGTTATGAAGTTTTTTATTTTGATAAGCTGCATCATCTTCTGGCAAAAGTTCTTTTAACTATTTTTCTGTACCTGTTGAATAATTAGTATATTTGTTAATATAATATTCAGGCTTAATATCTTTAACAGCTTTTGTATCAGGCCCATCATAAAATTTATAATGATCCCAATCATATTTTTTCTTATTTGGTTCTAATTCTCCCCAAGCATAATAATTACCAAACCAACTTTTATTGTTATTTGGTTCACAGGTTGCCCCTAAATTATATTTGCACCATAAAGTTCCAGAAGGTAAACCTAAGTCAACCACTTCATTCATTAAATCTAACCACTCTTTGGTTCCATGTTCATGATTAACTTTACTACTAATCTAACCTTGAATTTCATTATCATCAAAGTCATCTAATGCAAATTTAATTCCTCTATTTATAGCTTCTAATATATGTTTATAATTATTATACATATCCATAATTATAATATTCTTCAGTTTCTGTATTTTGTTTAATATATAACATACCTTCACCTTTATTAATTAATCTATTTCCATAAATATCAGTACAGGTTAATTCAATATCATGGCTACCAAGCATATAAGGTTTAATAGACAAATAATTATTAATACTTTTAAATAATGTTTCTTTTCGTTTATTATTTTTATTTTCCGGTATATTACTTAATTCATCTACTGATTCTACTTTTATATTCCAATCAACTTTATAATTTGGAATAAATGTATTTCTAATATCATGTGATCTAAATATCATATTATATCCCTATTCTGCTGTAACCGGGAATTGATGATAATAATACATTTCTAATACTGAAGTATCAGCCGCAAAATTATTAAAATCTAACCAATATTTTTCACCGTTAACATAATCATAATCATTAACTTCAATTCCATAAGTATCATCAATATAATCTTTTAAGAATAACTATGTTGAATTAAATGTTGCATGATCTCTAATTACAGAATAATTATTTAAACCAATTTTTTCATTAAATTCATATGCGCGTCCGATAACCTTTGTTGAATATTTAACCGGATACTAAGCGGCATACATTATATATGCATGAATATTTTCATTATCTAATAAATTAGTATTCGGCAAACCATTTATTATATATACATAACCATTATATTTTTCATTTTCAATATCATAGTTAATACCAGATACATCTAAAATCCTATAGGCAGTTTCATTTATTATTTGTCCATTACTAATATTGGTGCTTACATTCATATAATAACGAATTTTTATAACATCTTCAGGATTAAATACTTGGTCGCAATTAAATGTTACATATGTTTGTTTAGCATCATAATCTAATTCTATATTAGTTGAATCTATAGGATATTCAGTAGTATTTAATACAAATATTTTATATTGATCATCTACATAATTTGCTAAGCTACAATCTATATTAACACTTATATCAATATAAGAATCTGCTTCATAGTTAATATCATTTTCTTGGTTAACCATTGAATAATCAAGTATACTTGCATTTTCAACTTGATATACAAATTCTTTTAATAATGGATCATATACAAATACAGATGCTTTTTTCTAAATATTAGATGTATTAGCATATAAGAATATTTTATTCGGATTTTCATCAAGCATCATTAATCTTAATAAACCATCTCCTTCACTAACATCAATACATCTTTCATTCATGGTATTAAATATTATAATATTATTATTTTTAGGCGTATCAATTGCATATGAAATATTATCAAATTCAATAAAATCATTTTCTAAATTATAATCTATATTATAAATAGGATATGATTTCGGATATTTAATTTTATTATTGCAATAACTCATTATTTCATCTAATTGTTCCTTACTCTATAATGATCCGTCAATATTATATTTGTAGAATGTTTCATTATTTAATGAAGATACATTTGAAACATAAATATCTATTGGAATAGGAGATGCAGTAACATCAACCTTATTGTCATATTTAGACGGAAACATATTATTATATTTGTCAAATGATCTATTAATTAATTCATATTGTCCCAATCTGGTAACTTTGACTGGAATAGAACTATTACATATATAATTTGTATCAATAATAGTTTCTAATACATTGTCTAAAATTTCTTGCTTTTTTGAATCCTTTATATTTTGTACAAAATCCATAAGTGTATTAATATATGAAGTATTATGTATAAATGCGTTGGCTTCAGTTAATGCAATTAAATTATTGTCAGCTATACCAGGTAAATATTTTTTAATAGTTTCTTCAATATTTTCATATGTAACATTAATATTATTAACTAATATATTTTCAATATTTTGCATTTCACTGCTACATTCTATTACAGTACTTGCATCACTAATAATTGCGCTAGAATCTAAATTGACAAATGCTTTTCTTTCAGAATGATATGTATATGTTGGCTGGATCTATTGTTCATTAACATAATTATTATTTGAATTATTTTGAATTAAATCAGAACTAAATGATACTTGACAACCACAATTATCTCTGTCTTTGAATAACATATCACCTTTAAGAATTTCTAATATATAATCATCTGTAGAACAATCTAAATTATAATATTCTTCTTCACCTTCATTTACTACAATATTTGTAAATTTATATCCGTGAATAATAAACATTGGAATATCCCATTTGTTCTTTTCTGAATATTTGATATATGGTGTAGTAGATGAATCTAAATTAGGTTCAATTATAACATATTGATCTACAATTTTTTGATTACTATTAGAGAGATAAACTTTATAATTCTATAATTTGTATTTAGTATTTCCTGTTTCCGGATCAATAGTTTCTCTAATCATCCATTTAACATTAGATCTCCAATTTCCATATGCATTATGAATATTAGCATTTTCTAATGTTATTATTGGGAGACAACTTGAATCAATATCGGCTTCTCTGGTTTCATCAAACAAGAATTTGATTTCACCGTCTTGGAATAATATTTCAGCAGACGAATCTATCGGCATCCATTCATGTAATGTTCCGGAATCTGGACGGTTAACCAAATCAAATTCATATTCATCACCAAGAACAGGAGCTTCAATAGAATTAGAAATAGTTAATACTGACGTATCTATTTTAGTTCCGTCATCTGTTGAAAGATTAATAGAAATATCATATTTGTCAAATGCCGCTATTGGAGTTTCATCATAATCTATAAATCTCACTGCATTATTCAATTCATTCAATGTGCAAGAAACTATAGCGCTTGAATCTACAAATTCTGTAACGCCTTTAATATCTGCTGTATAATATTGAGCTTGAGAGAAATCATTCAAGTGATGTTGAGTTTGATAACCTTGAGTTTTTTGCCAACCAAAATAAATTCCTTCACCTGTAATATCAGCAATATATGCACCGACACCGATGATATGTTGTTCTAACCATTGTTTAACCGCAAATAACTTAGCCAATGTTTCTTCATTTCTATAAATGAATATCGGTCTGGTCATCGGTACTTCTGAAATAAAAGTGAATTTATTATAATTTACAGAAGCATCAACAATTTTACCATGGCTGCTATCAATTGCTTCATATTTAACTAATGTAGTTTTAATTTTTTCAACATCATCACTTTGTTCATTAAAGTGATAAATCATTGAAATTCTATTTAACTTATTATAATTATTATAATCTTCAATAGAGACGCCGTAATCGGCAAGTTTCTATTTTAAGAAATCGCCTGTTGATGAATCAAAAACCTAAACTGCAATATCGGTTATTTTATCATTAGTATCTTTAATTGAATACCACTCTTTAAATATAATATCTTGATAACCAAGGAATTTAATAGCACGAATCAATGCTTTATATGTTCCGACATATGGAAATATCTAATCATATGAAAGCATTAGCTCTTTTGATTTTTTATTAATTAACTGATAATCTTCACATTCTTCCTGATAATCCTATTCAGCAAATATATTTGAATAGTATTTAGGATCCGGAATACCGAAATTTGTTAATAAAGTTCTAAAACGTTCATCTTCACCTTCAACTTCTGTTTTAATAGAAATCGCCCCCATAAAGAATACTATGGAATTATCAGGATTCTAATCATTAGATTTTAAATAAATTCCTAAAAGATTTTGATATGCGCCTTCTTCTTTAGCTTGGAATGCAATTGTAAATGCAAACGGTTCGGCAATATCTGTAGATTCCTATTCATTTGCCATTGTAAATGCAGCTTCATCTTTATATAAAATATTATACTCAGAAGCTTCATCAATTATTTTTAATTCGCCTGTTGTTTCAGGTTGAAAAACAAGAGAATACGGTGTTGAACTAGTTATATACGGTGTAACATAACTGTATGAATTATCATCATTTTTAACTTGTTCTAAAACCAATATTGTATCAGCAGCTATAAAATCTGATGATATTTTTTCTTGATAATAATCACCGGCATATCTTACAAATGGAAAATATAAACCAATATTAGGAACAGCATCTTCAAATACCTGTTGAATAACCGGTTTTGTTTGATTATTATTTAAAGTTTTTAAATCTATTTTAGTTGCTTCAATATATTGATAATATTCTTTATTTTCATTAATATTTTCACCGATATATATTGTTTTAACTGTAAAATATTCTGAAATATTTTCGGGATTATTATTTAATGTAAATATTTCATTAACATTAAAAGTATATTTAAATGATTTATTTTTAATATTAATTGATACTTTTATTCTATTATCACTCTATAATAAAATTTCTTTTAAGTAATCATAATATTCTTTTGGATTTAATAATCCAGTAGAAGATTCAACTTTATTATAATTAAATACCGGTATATTATTTTCATCTTCCAAATCATCTGTTGCAAAACGAACATAAATATCACCACCATTAATACATGCAACTTCTAATGTAGTATCTTTAATTTTTAAATTATTTGGTGTAAACTTGATATCACCGATGAAATAACCATTAAGTGTATTATGCATATACTATGACGCCAATTTACCAGGAATAAATTCCCAGTTTAACACATATGATTTTGTCATTGGTATTTCATAACCGCGGGTAGTATAAAATTTTAAATTGGTAATATCATTAATCGAACCGCCCTAATTATATAAATTTGAATTATCTGTCATATTAATTTAATTTCTTTGAATTTTTTGGTAATGCAAAATTATACTCCAATTTAATTCTTTTAACTTGATTAATTAAAAATTCAATTAATCTTTCCAATTGGCGTATCGGAGTATCATTAACAGGATTTGCAAACATTTCCGGTGAAACTACATTTTTCATAATATTTCTTTCAAATTCATAACCTAAATTTGTATAATTATCATGAATATGATCTTCATCTTCAAAATAAGAATCTATGTATTTTAACTTAGCCATTAAATCCAAATATAATTTTATTATTTATTATTAAAAATAATAAATGCCAAATTTTACTATAAATAATAAAATTCCATAGATTGATAAAATGCTTCAATTGAATACAGATAATTTAAAACCATCTACACCTATTGTATATAATACAGATCTTAAACAATTTATAATATGCAATAAAATAAACAAAAATACTGCATTTATCGGTTGGGTTTTAGAATACAATAAAGATATGGAACTTATTAATGTTTTATATAGAGGATTTTTAAATAAAGAACCGTTAAAATTTCCGATGACATTAAAACCGATGTTTATTCAAAGTTATATTTCCAATGAATTTGAAAGAATGAAATTTACAATAAAAGAAAATATGCCGAGAATCAAGAAACTTAAACGACTGAATCTTAAAATGCTTACCAGAGAATATGCAGTACACATATATACATATTTAAATGATTATATCAATACATACGAAATTTTATATGGTTATGTTGAAGCATAGAAATTAAAAGCACAAATAGCAACAGCACCATTTTATATTAATGATAATGGAATAATAAAATTATATAATATATGGTCAAATGAATTAAAAATTCCTGATTTAGAATCTGAAGGTTTTTTTCTTGCATATTTTACATTTATGAATAAAACAAATTAAAATTAAAACTTTTACAATTTTTATAATAAAATAATAGAATTAAAAAATAATTTAGAGCATGAAGAAACTATTAGACATTTTGAAAAATTTGGTTAGCAAATTGGAGGCTAAAGAGAAGAAACAAGTAGAAGAACCTGTTAAAGTAGATAACCCTGTAGAAGAAAAACCTGTAGAAGAAATTGATGATGTGCATTGCTGTTGTATTTGCGGTGTCCCGGAAACAGAAGTCAATATGGTTATTAGAAGTAATAATGGCCAATATATCTGTGAAAAGTGTGCATCTTTAATTCATTTTCAAATTGATGAAATTAACAAATATGCTGATGAGGTGAACCAAATGCTTGCAGAACAAACAGGATTGGCACAACCTCAAGAACAACCTAAAAAAGAGTCAAAGAAAAATATAAAAGATATTGTTCCGACTCCGCATGAAATTAAAGAGTTTCTTGATGAATATGTGATTGGTCAAGATCAAGCTAAAATTAAATTAGCAGTTGGTGTATATAACCACTATAAGAGAATTTTTCAAAAACAAGATGAAACTGATATTGAAAAGGCATCTATTCTTTTATTGGGTGCGACCGGTAGCGGAAAAACTCTCCTTGCAAAAACAATTGCTAAGTTACTTGACGTTCCTATTACTATAGTCGATGCAAATTGTTTTACTCAAGCCGGATATGTTGGTGAAGATGTTGAATCTATTTTGTCTCGTTTATATCAAGCAGCTGACAACGATTTGGAACGTGCAGAACGCGGAATTGTTTTTATTGATGAAATTGATAAGATTGCAAAACAAGGTGACAGTCCGTCTATTACTAAAGATGTTTCTGGAGAAGGTGTTCAACAAGCATTACTTAAGATTCTTGAAGGAAGCAAAGTTAAATTTGCACCAGCAGGTGGTCGTAAACACCCGGAAAAAGAAATGGTTGAAATGGATACTAAAAATATTCTTTTTATTTGTTCAGGTGCATTTGTCGGAATTGAAAAGCGAATTGAAAAGCGTCTTAATATGCGAGCTATTGGATTTGCTGCAGATTCAAAGAAAAATGTATCAAAAGAAAATATTATTGAATATTTGACACCTGAAGATGTTCGTGCATATGGAATGATTCCTGAATTAGTCGGCCGACTTCCAATTATTACATATGTAAAGAATTTGACAAAAGAAGAATTGCGTCAAGTTTTAACAGAACCAAAGAACTCTATTATTAAACAATATACAAAATTGTTTAAGATGGATGGTGTAAAACTTGAATTTGAAGATGATGCTCTCGATTACATTGTTGAAAAAGCAATGACATTGAAAACTGGAGCTCGTGGTCTTCGTTCAATTGTCGAGGAAATCATGACGCAATATATGTATGATATTCCATCAACTAAAAAGCGTAAACTTGTAGTGACAAGGGAATATGCAGAAGAAATGTATGAAGCTAAACAAGCATACAGAGAATCTGTGAATTAATTTTGTTCATATTGTTAAGAATTAATTTTAAGAAAAAGAGGTCTGTTGTGAAACAATACCTCTTTTTTGTTTATAATAATTGAATTAAAATAAATTAATGGTATGAGTGATCAATCAAATTTACCGACATTAAGAAAATATAGTAAAATCAAAGAGGTAACAATTAAAAAAGGTATTAATATTGATACCCATAAAAATCAATTTGAATATTACTATATTTCTTTTGTTGAGATAGTTGAAAAAGAGAAAGAACAACAAATTTTATTTAGAAAGAAAAAAGTTATTGTTCCCGAGGAAGTGAAACGAATTGTTCCATTTTCTTTTAAATCATTAGAAGATGCTAAAGATTTCGCACAATATCTTCCAGGAATGTCATTAAAGGGTTTTAGATTTTCTAAAGATTGTAATGAATCCAAATTTAATATTTCATATGAAACATATAAAATTTTAATAGAAAATATTGATACCCCTATTTATATTAAATTTATTAAAGATACTGAACATCCGCGAGTATATTCAAAAAGAAAAAATGGAGAAATAACACAATATTATGGTAATGATTTAGATATTAATTCTGAGCCATCTGGAGAATTTTATCAATATAATGAAATAATTGTAGATTATTTTTTTACAGATGTTGCATGGGATACCGAATATAAATGTATAATTCCAAATATGGAAAAATCCATAAGTGAAATTAAAAATTTTGAAAATGAAAATACTCACAAATTTGTTTTAATTGAGCAATGATATTAAATAAGCATATATATGTAGATATAATAGAAAAGAATGTAGAAACACAATATACATTCAAATCAGATCCACAGTATCATACAGTTTTGGCATATAAAGTTAATATTATAACTGAATATGATATTAAACTGTTTGGAAAAATATTTCATAAATCAAAAACAAAAGAACTTCCATTTTTATTTAGAACTTTAGAAATGACAAAAGATTTTTGTGAAATAAATCCAAAATACGAAAAAGTATATTTTCAAGATAGGGAAGATGGGACATGTGTCAGATTTTATACATATCAATTGGTGGTTAATAAATCTATTATCGGTTATATATGGTGGCACAATGAATCAGTAATTATTGATCATACCGGAAATATGAATATGACATTTAATTTTAGCCATAATTCTATTGTATATGGGTTTGTTAAAAATATCGAGCTTGATAATTGGGTGAATACAAATTATTTAAGTGATGTTAGATATTATGGATTTACAACTAAATTGTCAGAACTGGTAAAACCCATTATTAATACAACTGATACTGAAAAACATTGGAGATTTGAATTAATTGAAAATAAGTAATTATGAAACAAATATCAAAATATGTAAAGATACGTGAAGTAACTGTTCAAAACCCAAATAGTAAATACAAAACGTGTTTTGAAGTAGAAATGATAACAAATCATGAAACTTTACTATTTGGACATATTATTAAAACACAAACAACTTCTCAGATTGTTCCATTTAGATTTAAAACTTTAGAAATCGCAAAAGATTATTGTGAAGTAAATCCTGATATGAGTATAGAGACTTCATTTTCTAAAATAGTGACAAGATTACGAACCATCACATATAAAACATATGTAATATATAAAGATGACAAAGAAATTGCATATGTAAAATGGGATGATAATTTTGTTATCAGCAAGTGTGGTAGTGAACAATTTCATAATTCAATTGATGCTATTGTTGACAAATTTGTTACAAATATCAAATTTTCAGAATATGCTGCATGTTATGAAGATATAAAATTTGAAAATGAACAAAATAAATTAGGCGAATTATGTATGATAACAAATGTCCAATACAAAAGTAAAGAAATAGTAAATGAATGGAATTATAAATTAGTTGAACAATGACACAAGAAGAATTAAATAATTTAAAAATTGGTGAAAAAGCTGTAGATATTCAAGAATATTATTGGGGTCCTAATGGAAAAATTCTTGCATATAAAGTTACTATTTATACATGTATAAAATATTTTTTGTTTTTTAAAAAAATTAAAGAATTTACGTTTCCGTTTTACTTTGTTTCTAAAGAATTTGCTTTAGAATTTTTAAAAGTATATGAGAATTATGATTTTAATTATATTGAAATTAGTAGCAATTTGGGACGTTATATCGGTGATGGAATAATATTAATTTTAAAAAATTTAAAAATTCAAAAATTTAATTATGTATTAATTGATGCATATCAAAATATAAATACACCAGTATCTGGATATAATACATTATTTAAAGGTGGTATATGGGGTGGAAAAATTAGTTCAACTAGTATATATAGTGGAATTCATAATATAAAGGATTGTTTTAATTATTCATATATTGAAGAAAAAGAAAAATTGGCAGCTAAAGAAGGCACTGTTGGAAAAACATATTCATTTAAAATGATTGAAGAAAATGAAAAACGATGCATTAAATAATTTAAAAGTTGGTGAGCAACTTGTAGAAATGCAAGAATGTACTTTGCATAATATGAACGTTATTGAGGTAACATTATACAAATGTATATCATCCTTTTTTGGATTTAAAAAAATTAAAACATATGTGTTTCCATTTTATTTTACATCAAAAGAATTAGTAGAAAATTTTTTAAAATTTTCTAATTATTTTAAAATAGGCAGAGATCCACTCAGGTGGTTTGACGATATTAAATGCATTTCATTAATTGTAAAAGGCCAAACAGGAAAATACCATATGGTCGATGAATATAAATGTATTGATTATAATAAATCCCGTATTTCTAATCCATACACATTTAAACCGTGTGCATTAGAAGAAAAAGGTATTTGGGATGGAAAATTAAATGATACTGCTGATATGTATCCTAGTTATATGGATCAAAGTTATAATTTTATAGAATTGCTTGATAGATGTAATATACCGATAAAAAGTGAAAAAACATATATGTTTAAAATGATTGAAGAAAAATAATGTAACTTCTATTTTTTAGTTTTAAACAATTTTTATATTTTTGCATCAAATTTTAAAAATAAATGACAAAGGAAGAATTATTAACATACAAAGATAATGAAAAAGCTGTTGAAATTCAAGAGTTTCAAATTGCTGCTACAGATACAGTTTGTCATGGTCCAACAGTATATAAAGTTACAATATATTCAAATATCAAAAAAGGATTTTTTGGAAATGTTAAATATGACAAATATATATTCCCATTTTATTTTAATTCAAAAAAACTTGTTGAAGATTTTTTAAAGTATTTTGATTATTTTTATATTGATGAATATGGGGAATATTGGGATGGACAAGATATAGATTGTCTAATGTTAAAAATGTATGATTTTGATTATTCATATTATATGAATGATTGCATTAAGTCTGAATCAACTGCTGCTAATAACAAGTCACAATTACAAGAGAACGGCATATGGGACGGATATGTAGTTAATAATAATGATGGACGGTATTGGATGTTTAACCGTACTAAAATATATTTTACCGATATTTTGAAATTAAAATGTATTCCAATTGAAACTAAAAATATATATCATTACAAAATGACAAAAGACTAATTAATTTGGTATGGACAAACAATTATTAAACACATTAAATAAAGGAGAAAAACTCGTTGAAATGACAGAAGTTACATTACATGAAGAAACTGTCATTAAAACCATATTATATACATGTGTAGGAGTAAATATTTTCAATAAACGAAAAATTGAAACATTCGAGTTTCCATTTTATTTTGAAACAAAAGAATTAGCTGAAGAATTTTTGAAATATTGGGATGAATTATGGATATGTGAAACAACATATTGGGATAATAAATTTAAACCATGTTTCGGACTATATGTTAGTGGCGGTCAAGAAATTAAGCCATATATAATGGTAGATTCTTGGAGAAATGATGTATTTAATATTGATCCTAAAAATCAATTATCAAAAAATGGCATATGGGGCGGACAAGTGGTAAAATATGATAATGGCCGGCATTTTACATTTAAAGGAGATTGTTTTGATTACAAAAAAATATTTGATTTAGAAAATGTAGGCAAAAATACAAATAGAACATATATTTTTAAAATGGTAAAAGATTGAAACTTTTAAATATTTTAGAATATAAACAATAAAAGTATATTAATTAACTTAATAAAATAGAAAACTATGGCAAAAACAAAAAAGAATGAGGCAGCAGTAGCTGTTGTTAAACCAGAAACTGAAATTAGTAATGGAACTATCACAATTTCAAATCAAGAGCTTACTAAGGCTGTTGGATTTGATTATGAGAAACAAGTAGCTTTGCTATCTCCATCTCAACGTAAGGCATATTTGGCTAAAGCCGACACAATTGATGAAACTAATCTTGCAAGTATTCAAACTTATGGTTCAGATATTTCTAAGAATATTGAATCTAATGGTGATGAGTTGCTTGCACATGTTCGTTCTAATAATACCAATAATGAGGTTAATGTAATGATTAATGATTTGTTGGCAGAACTTAAGATGGTAGATGTTGATGAGCTTCAGACAACCAGTGTTAAACGAATTCTTCGAAAGATTCCAGTTATTCGTCATTTAGTTATGTCTGCTGAGAAAGTTATGATCAAATATGACACAATTAAAAATAATGTTGATCAGATTTCTGCACGAATCAAGCAGCATAAGATTATTGCAGAACGTGACAATAATATGTTGGAAATTATTTTCAATAATAACTGCAAATATATTGAAGATATTCGTGAGCTTATTATTGCAGCTAAGGTGAAGAATGAAGAATTGTTGAAGCGCATTGATTACATGAAGGAGCATCCAGAGGAGTTTACACCAATCAATGTCAGCGATGCACAAAGTTTCCAAAATGCATTGGCAAAACGAATTGCAGATATGCAAATTACTGAATATGTTTTCAATCAGAATTTGTTCCAGATTCGTGCAATCCAACATAACAATATGTCATTGTCTGATAAAGCAGAATCTATTGCAACAACCGTTATTCCTATTTGGAAAAACCAATTGGCACTTTCTGTTATTATGGTTAATCAACAGGAGAGTATTGCAGCCCAAAAGAAAATTACGGATACGACAAATCAGATTTTGCGCAAGAATTCAGAAATGATGAAGATGAATTCTATCAATGTTGCAAAGGCTAATGAAGAAGCTATTGTTTCTCTTGATACATTGCAAGCAACAACTAAGGATCTTATTGATACTATTACTGAAGTTAAGAAAATTCAGACTGAGGGCAATAAGATGCGTGAAACACTTGAGCATAATTTAGTTGAGTATGGAACTCAACTTACCAATAAGATTAATGAACTTTCGAATGAGTAATTTATAAAGTGGCAGATAATTCCAAAAATATTAAAACGTATAGATTAGTAGAGATACCAGTTAATGGAACTGGTATTTCTGTTGGTACATTGTGTCCAATTAAATCGCATCAGGTTTTTGTTATTGGTGACAAATATAAAATCATTACCAGAGTTTTAGAGAAATTATATGTTTGCAAAGCATATATTGATGTCGTTGAAGATTTGCCAGGTGAATGTTTAGATATTGTTGTTATGAAACAGATTGGTGGAACAACTGGAGCTATTTGGCCATTATCAGAAAGTGATTGTGAGTTTTTGCATATTGATTATGAAAATGGTCTATTAGCTTTTCCGGCAACATATGATTTTAAACGAGTAGTATGAGAACAAATGAACATACATATGTAACTATTAAAAAACTTGATAATTCCGAGTTATGTAAAGTTGTGATTAAACGAACATGGGATACTAATGGTATATTTGGCGTAAAATCCCATGAAGATATAGAAGAAATTCCATTTGTATTTTTGTCTGATGAAATAGCTAAAGATTTTGTTTCAGTTTTGCCAGATAAAATTGAAAAGGCCTCAATAAAAAGATATGAGTGTGAAGTATGTCATTTATGTTATGTTTCATATGAAACATATAAATTGATTATCGGAAACTTTGAAGTATATGTTAAATGGAATTGGACAAATCGTAAAATAAGAAATACTTTTACATCACGAACATTTTTAAAACCTAATAAAACACCAGTTGTTGAATCATTTATGTTAAATGGAACTCCAGAAAGATATACAAATGGAATAATTACAACCGGAGAATATAAAAAATTATCTGAATTGATAAATTATTTAAAAGATAAAGAAGATAAAAAAATTAGTAATGAACAAACTTTTGAATTAATTTCAAATGATTAACATATTTCAACATATTGAACAACCTACATTGAATATTGAATCTATTGGTTGTTATAATCCATATGCAGATTTGCAAAAAGAATTTCGTGAGCCTAAAAAGGTTTATGTTGCAAGTTTAGATTATAAAATTAATTCTTTGTTTGGAACATATAATAAAGCTGTATATATTCCAATAATGTTTGAAGATGAAAATGACATTAAATTAATATTTTCTCATTATGATAATTTATACTTTAGAATTATAATACATATGACATATTCTGAAAAACATTATTATAATGAATATCATATTTCTGAACTTATTAATATTGATAAAATTTATAAAAAAACATTATCATCTATTGATTATCACATATATCGAATAGAAATACAGTTTCTTATTAAATATCATAATTATAATATAGAATTATATAACAGAGATCACTATTATAATAGGTTTAATGGATTTAGTATCGATGGTTTTGATGTAAATTCATTATATGAAGATGATGAAAATTCTATTATTAATTTATTTCAAAAAGAAAAACATAATGTTCCAATATTTGAAATATATTATTTAAGTTATCCAACAAAGACAACTGCATCATTACCAGAAATAATACAATATCTTGATACATTATTAGAATATAAACAAAAAGAAAAGGAATTGGTTGATTCATATTATTCTAAAAAATCATATAAACTTGTTGAAGAAAATTAATTATAATATATGAAATCAAAAGAACAAATATTATCATTAGCCAAGAAGAAATTTAAACCGGTATTTTTGCTTGGATGGCTTCGTTTTTTGACATATGATGAATTAAAATCAGTTGATCTATTAGAACCATATGACAGAGCATTTGACGCCCACCAGGTTAAAACAAATAAAGACTGGGATAATTTAGTAGTTGAATATACACAACATAATTTATTATCAGGTTTATGTATATTAATGCGAAAATTATTTAATGCGATTATGCATGAAAATTGGACGCTTGCATCAATATATGCAAATGATGTTAATACTTGGCTTTATATTTTAGATGATACTGAATATACATTTGATGATTCTATGTATCCTGATCATATATTAAATTATTATAAAAAAGTCGGGACAAAATATAAAATTGAATTTTAAAAATTATGGATAATAATGAAACAACCGGAAATCCTGAATTTGAACAATGGGCCAATAAACTAGAGCATATGTCGGATTATGAAGTTTCACAAGAACTTTATAATCGTATAATGCAACATAGTAATATTGATAAAGAATCACTTGAGTTATTTTCACTTGCATATAATTATTGTATAAAACTTATTGCAAACGGAAAAAATCTTGAACCGAATCTTTTGAAAATATATTTGCAAGATATTAAAGGAAAAAATATTGATCAAATTAAATTAACAAATTTATTTTTATTATTAGGTATTTGTGGTATTAATTTTGGAACATCTAGTAATGCATGACAAAATGTCATATAATTATAAAAAGAATATGACATATATATGACAAAATGTCATATTTTTATTAAACAATATTAATTGGCATAGTTTTTGTCATATTATATAATAGAAACAAAAACTAAAATTAAAACATTAAAGATTATGAAAACTGTAAAAGAAATGAGTATTATGGAGTTGAATGAAACTCTTAATGTAATGAAAACTATTGATTCTCCTGAAGCAAAGAAACTTGCAGAAGATATTAAAGCAGAACAAGCTAGACGTGAAGCAGAAGCAGAAGCTAAACGCAAAGCAGCAGAAGAACGTGAGAAAGCTGAAGAAGCTAAGCGTGAAGCAGAAGCTGCTAAATCCGAAGATAAATTAGTTGAAAAACAAAAATCAGTTCTTGGTAAATGCTATAAGAAAGTATTTTATGATACTAATTATTTGAGGCCGACTGTTCATTACACTGTATATTATAAAGTAACAGGTGTATATGATGACAAAGCTATTGTATCATTTGTAAAAGTTTATGATCATTCTGATATGGTAAGTCGTGCTATTACATTTGTTAATATTAATGATTTGCTTGATAAGAATGAGAAATATGAAACTATTACTCGTAAAGAATTTACTGAGCAATATAATTCAGCAAAATCTTCATTTGAGGATATCGCAGATGTATTTAAACGTGCATTTGCATGGTTTTAATAATTAGAAAAAATAATATTTAAGATATAGAAAGGAATTTTAAAATGAATGAGAAAGTAATTGGAATCGATTTGGGAACAGGTAATAGCTGTGTAGCTGTTATGGAAGCCGGTAAAGCAACAGTAATCGCAAACTCTGAAGGTTCTCGTACAACTCCATCTGTAGTTTATATTGATGGTGAGACTCGTGAAGTCGGAGGCGGTGCAAAACGTCGTATGACAATGAACCCTAAAAACACTATTTCTTTTATTAAGCGTTTTATGGGTGCTAATTATACGGATAATGATGTTCAAAAAATGTTGAAGCAAGTATCTTATGATGTTGTCAACAAAGGCGGTAAACCTTATATTAAAATTAATAATCGTGAATATTCTCCGGAAGAGATTTCATCTTATACTCTTGCAAAGATGAAGAAAACTGCTGAGGAATATTACGGAACAGAAGTAAAGAAAGCTATTATTACCGTGCCTGCATGGTTTAATGATGCACAACGTCAAGCAACGAAGTTGGCAGGTGAACTTGCTGGACTTGAGGTTCTCCGTATTATTAATGAGCCGACCGCCGCTATTCTGTCATCCAATATTAAGCTTGGTGAGAATGAGGATAAGAATATTGCAGTATTTGATTTCGGTTGCGGTACTGTAGATATTTCCATTGCAAACTTGTCTATGGTTGACGGGCAATTGCTTGTAGAGATTAAAGCAAGTTATGGTAATGTATTCCTTGGTGGACAAAACTATGATAATGCTATTGTAGAATGGCTGAATGATGAGTTTAAGAAAGATCATGCCGGTGTAGATCTTAAGAAAGATCCGATGGCATATTCTCGTCTTGTAGAAGCTGCTGAGAAAGCTAAATGTGAGTTGTCTTCAACTACCACTACAGATATTAATCTTCCTTATATTACAGTGGTTGATAATGTTCCGCAACATTTGAATGTAACATTGACCCGTGCAAAATTTGAGCAATTAACTGCTGATATTACAGCTGAGGCTATTGAGTGTACAAAGAAAGCTATTGAAAAAGCAGGTTTGACAAAATCCGATCTTAGCGAGATTCTTTTGGTTGGTGGTTCAACGCGTATGATTTCTGTTCAAGATGCATTGACTAAAGAATTCGGTCTGCCCCTTGACAAATCATCTAATCCTGATGAGGCTGTTGCACTTGGTGCAGTTATTCAAGCTAATATTCTTGTTGGTGGTGACAGTGCAAAAGATTTGCTTTTGCTGGATGTAACTCCGCTATCAGTTGGTATCGAAACTGAGGGAGAAATTATGACAACAATGATTGAGGGAAATACTACTATTCCGACATCTAAGAAACAAACATTTACTACTGCTGTAGATAACCAACCGAGTGTATCAATTCGTGTATTCCAGGGCGAACGTCAATTTACTCGTGACAATAAACTAATTGGAAATTTTGAGCTTGGCGGAATTATGCCTGCACGTCGTGGTGTTCCTCAAATTGAAGTGACATTTGATATTGATGCGAACGGTATTTTGAAAGTTTCTGCAAAGGATCTCGGAACTGGAAAGGAAAATTCTATTAAGATTACTAATTCTAATGGTTTGTCCAAAGAAGAAATTGATAGAATTAAAGCAGAAGCTGAACAATTCAAAGAGGCTGATGCAAAAGCAAAGGCAGAAGTTGATAAGTTGAATAATGCTGAATCATTTGCATATCAAATGATGAATATGTGTGATGATGAGCAAATGAAGGATAAGTTGACAGAGGATCAAAAAACAGAGATTAAGAAACAAGCTGATGAAATTCTTGAAGCAACTAAAGCAAAGAATGCAACTAAAGCTAGAACATTGCAAGAAACATTGCAAAAATATGTTCAAGATATTTCTGCTAAATTGTATGAGAGTCAACAACCTCAACCAGAACATCAGTCTCAGTCAGAACAACCGACTTCTGAAAATAAATCTTCAGAACACCCAGATGCTGAGGATGTAACATTTGAGGAAGTAAAATAATTTAACTTTAAATAATTTTTAATCAAGAGATTCAACATTATTTGTTGAATCTCTTTTTTGTAAATAAATATATTGTTATGAAATATAATATGAATAACAAAATATTAGAAGCAATTAATAGAGGAATTAAATTTGCATTAGATGACTATGAAGATCAAGAAGATATTCAAGGTCAAGTTAATAGTAAAGTTAAGTATAAAGGCGGAACTTTTGAGGAAATTGTTTTATTACAAGGCTTTGTTGATTTAGGTCTTCCGTCTGGAACACTTTGGCATAAGTATAATTTAGGTGTAGATCCTAATCATTTAGATCGTTATCAATATTGGAACGGCGGGTACTATTAGTGGGGAGAAAGCGAACCGGCTTTTAATCAATCAACAGATAATGAAATAATTAAAAATAAATTTG